AGCAGGGCCAGCCGAGGCGTATGAGAACGACTTGACCTCAAGGACTGGGAAGCCGTAGGGGTGGATGATGAACTGGCCTCGACGGTTAATAGAGCAACGTCCGTTCTCGGTGTTGACCGTAGCGCAAAGTGTCTGAAGAACACCTGAGCAGTAGCCGTCAACCTTGGCTGATGCCTGATAGATCAACTGCAACAGCGCAGCGTCTTGGGAGTTTACGCCGGTATTAGGAACCAGGTTGGTGAAGTCGAGACTGGCGGCAATCGCTGAGTTCTTAACGTCTTGAATAGTGACGTAGGGAAGCGTGTTGTTTTCGTCTAGTACCCAAGGAGCTACGATTGACATTGTTATTCCTCTGGCGTCAGGTCAGTACAGCCACAGCGACCGCACTTGTCTCGAAAGACATTGTTGAATGAACACGCAGAGCAGATGTAGCCCTGTGCGTTTCTGAAGGTAATACCGACCACGCCAAAGTCTCCCGATGTTAGAAGCCGTTTGGCTGTGAGGTCGTCAGTGTGAAAGGTTCCGTCCTTTTGCTGGGCGATAACCTTTCCATCTATTTCAATTTCTTTTTGATTCTTGTCGGAGCCGACGAGTCTCATAATTCTCCCTTTGCGAAATGGCGAGGAGTCAGGCTGGGCGAAGGGGGGACACCCAGCCCGACTCAACTCGCTAATGCTAGGCAGCGTGGCCTAGCGACTTACAGGACTACAGAGTTGTAGTGATTCCTGTGAGGATACCGTCGAACCCTGGAGTGTGGAACACGAATGAACCGTACTGGTAGGTGGACAGGTCCCAGCTCATGCCGATCATGGGCCATTCGATTGTCGTGAGATCTACGACGTTGTCGATGGTCGCTGTTCCAGGCACGCCTGATACTGGCGAAGGCAATGTGGTTGAGTGAGCAATCACAACACCTTCTGGGATGAATGGGTGAGCAACGATGTTCAGGCTTGGGCCACCAACAGGTGAAGTGAACGTAGTTACTGCGCCCGATACGGTGATGCCGTCGTCGCCGGTCATGTAGTTTGCACGGTAGGACGTAGGTGAACCCTGCTGCTGAATGAGCTGCATGAGCGATGCCTGGATACGGCCCGAGGTGTACAAAGTACCTGGCTGTGAACGGTTGTTTTCCCAGAGTTCAACCAACATGGTGTTGATTTCTTCGAATGGGGAGTCCGTGCTGAGTGGGCCGTCAACGGCCTTTGAGTAACCAGCAGTTCCAGCAGTTGCGCCGTTACCGAGCAGAGTCGAAATCATACCAACGTAACCAGTGGTTCCGAGGGAAGTTCCGCCGAACTGGTAAGCAGGTGATGAACCGTTGTCAGCCGAGGTTGAAGGCAATGAGCCAATCGTTGACCACTGCGTAGGGGTTGCGCCAGCAGCCGTGTTAGCGGTGCGACCAACGTAGTGAACGCCACCGATGGTTGCGTAAACGTTGAGGCCAACTGCGCCAACTGGAACTGATGACAAGGTAACAGCAACAGACTGGCCAGCAGTCGTGGTAACGCTCTCACCAGTGATTGCCTGTGACTCACCGAAAGATGAGCTGATGGTAACGAGTGGTGTGAAAGTACCGGCTGGGAGACCAACAGCAGTGCCACCCTCAACAGTCGTTGCGGTTACGCCAGTGATAGGCAGAACAGCAGACGTTGAGTTCAGGATGTTGTTTTCTTCACCAAGCATGTGTGAGTAGATAGCAGCAGTGTTGGACAACTGACGAAGGTCGGTGTAGCCCTGGGCTGCGAACTGTGCCTGGTACTCAACGCTGTCCGAGATACCGTTTTCAACGAAAGGAACGACGAGTGCGTCGGTTTCGTATGAGATGAGGTTAGGACGGTTCAGCGAGATGCCGTTGAACGATGCAGTGTTCGAGGCTGAGTTGAAGAAGGTGCTGAGGTTAGAAACACCGCCGGTGCGTGAGTTCGAGTAACCCGTGATTTGACGGATCTGAACAGCCTGACCCTGAGCCTGACGGCGAGGAATCGAGTTGCGCAGTGGAGTCATTACAGGTACGAGGAACTCGATGCTTTCCTGAAGGTCGAACGGTGTGAAACCGACGTTGCCAGGGTTGTAGTTAAGTGGGCTGGTGTTCGACCAGTTCTTCTCTACGTCTCCGGCTACGGCCTTGGATACGAGGGCGATTGTTTCCTCTGAAGCGCCAGACTTGGTGAGTGCGTCAATAGCAGAAGCGGCTGGGTTGACGCTCTTAACGACACCCTGCTTCTGTGAGAATGACAAAGCACCAGCGGCCTTGAGTGAAAGGTTTTCGTTGAACTTGGTTGCGAGTGATGCCTTGTAAGCCTCGAAGCGTGCGAGACGCTGTGATGCTGGCAAGCCACCAAACAACTGGTCAACGGTAGGCGTTGAAAGAGCCATTGTGGTTTTCCTTTAGTTAGGGATTAGTTGTTTTCCAGTGCGGCGAGTTGAGCCTCAAGCTCGTCTGCCTTCTGGTTGTAAAGCTCACGAAGTGCTGCGTCACCCATAGCGCTCTTGGCACTCTCTCGGGCTTGGCGTACTTCCAAACGCAACTTGGCAGCCTTGGAGATTGACTCTCCACGCTTGTCAGGTCGGATGAGTGAAATGTCACTCGGGGCCGCAAAGTTCTTAACAATGTCCATCTCAGCCTTCAGCAGTTCGAGCTGCTCTGTCGCTTCGGTGTACGCCGTCTTGATTGCGGTTAATTCGTCATCCAGGCCAAGTGCCTTGCGGACTTCTGCCTTGAACTCAGACTTGATTTCGTCAGTAGCGGTTGATGCGCCAACTGCCTTAACGAGGTCGGCTGAAACGCCGAGGCCAATGTATGCCATTGTGTCATCTCCTGATGAGTCGTTGTCCCAACCTGTGAAGGGCGCTGATGTTTCGTTTTCTGATGCTTCGTCAGTCCACCAGTCAAGGAAGATTGACAGTGAGCAAAGAAGTTCCTGAACGTCGCAGATTTCGTTTTCGTCACCTGCAAGCATCTCGTCGAGTTCGGCCTTGATAAGGGCAATGAGACCGGCACGAACGTCAGCGAGGTCGGCTGGGTCGTGTTCCATGTCGTCTGCCTTAGCAACGTCGGCGTCAACGGCCTTCCAGTTCTCGGGAATTAGGTCTTCCTTGCCAAGCGCCTCAGCACGAGCCTTGATGTGGGCCTTAGCCTTGGCTGGGTTTTTGGCACGTCCGAAAGACTGGATAGCGTTCTTTAGATCCTTAACGGTCTTGATTGGGAACGAGCCGTCGGGCAGTGCTTCGCCCTTGTCGGCCATAGCGTCACGCTCGTCGTCCGAGTAGTCCTTCTTGGCGACTTCAGCGTCAACGGACTTGCCGTCTGCGAGTGGGTCGTTCATAAGTTCGCCAGCGAGCGCAGGGTTCGACGTTGCTGGAAGGGTGGGGATGTTCTCTGAGTCAAGCGATGATGCCTTACCTGAGCCGTCACAGGCTTCGCATGGGTGGGTTGCCGCACCCTGGTCAGTGCCAGTGTGGACTTCGCCAGTGCCGTTGCAAGCAGGGCAAGGTAGGTAGTATTCGCCAGGCTCTTGCTCTGGTGCGTTGGTCATGTCATTCTCCTGTAGTTCGACGCTCTTGGTCATTACGCCGTTCACCGATTTGGCTAGCTCAAGCGAGCAAGAAGGGTTGGCCGGACGGTCAACAACTGATATTTCGCAGATTGTCCCCGCCTTAATCACGCCACCAGGCGCACGGTCGTCGTTGTAGTCAACGTAAGCGCCCTTGATACCGATACTGAAGCCGGTGTAGACACCTTCCTCTAGTTTCATAGCGGCAACGGGGTCAACAATCTTTGCGCCAATCTCGAAGCCGGTTCCTTTAGCGGCCATTGAGGTCGCCTTGCCTACTGCCTTGGAGCCGTCGTGCTGTTCACGAATGTTGCCAATCTCGAACCACTTGGGCATGGCTGTCTTAAGCCACTCAGGGTCGCAGATTTGCTGGTCGAGGTCGAGCGTGTCGTCGGTAGCCAGTCCCTTGACAACAAGGAAGCCCTTATCGTCTCGTGACTTTTCTAGGCCGCCGAAGTAGGCGTAGGTGATTTCTGACATTGGTTAGTCTCCTGTTGAGTCTGATGAGCCGTTAGCGCTCGGGTAGATGAACTTCATGGAACACAGGCAGTTCGGGTGGTCTGGTGGGGCTTGCTCCGAAATGTCGTGAGGGTTTGCCGAGGCCAGATCTATGCACTCTTGACATGGGTCTGAGTCAGTCACCCAGTCAAAGCCGATTGCGCCGTTGTCCGTTGCGACCTGCTGTGAGGCCATTAGGTAGCCTCGGTTCGCTTCAGTTGAGGCGATGATTTCCGCTCGGGCTGGGTCGTTGATAATGGCGTTGATAGT